TGCATTGCCAGATGACCCTGCGGTATTTTGAGGTCGAGTTCCAGACTTTCGAGCCAAAGTAGGAGCCGCAGCCCCCGCAGACGATGCGGGAAGAAAAAATGCCCTTTCCGCTGTACTGGCGGCTGATCTGCTTGCGCCGCGCAAGCTCCGTCTGAACTTTGTCGAACTCTTCCGGCGTAATTATCGGCTCATGGCTGTGCTCCACATAATACTGTGGCACCTCGCCCTCGTTAATTTTTTTCTTTTTTGTGAGAAAATCGACTGTGAAGCATTTTTGTAATAACGCCGCCCCCTTGTACTTCTCATTTTTCAGGATGCTCTCCACTGTGCTGGACTGCCACCGCAGTTTTCCAGATGGGGTTGGAATTCCATCTGCTATCAATTCTTTTGCAATGGCACCAGATGTCAATCCTTCCATGAAGCGTGAATAGATTCTGCGGACGATGACCGCCTCCTCCGGCACAACTTCTGGAAAACCGTCTGCGCCTTTGCGATAACCAAGGAAGTTCTTATAAGGCAGGTTGACCTTGCCATCGGCGAAACGCTTTCTTTGTCCCCAGGTCACATTCTCGGAAATGGAGCGGCTTTCCTCCTGGGCAAGACTGGACATGATGGTAAGCAGCAGTTCTCCCTTGCCGTCAAAGGTGTAAATGTTCTCTTTTTCAAAGTAGACCTGAACACCTTTTTCCTTGAGTTTTCGAATCGTGACCAGGCTGTCGACCGTATTTCTGGCGAATCGACTAACTGACTTTGTGACGATAAGGTCGATTTTTCCCGCAAGGGCATCCTCTATCATCTCGTTAAAGCCTGCACGGCGTTTGGTATTTGTCCCGGAAATGCCTTCATCGGTATAGACCTTTACAAAAGTCCATTCTGGGTTTCGCTGGATGTACTGTGTGTAGTAGTCGATTTGAGCTTCGTAGCTGGTAAACTGCTCATCGCTGTCCGTGGACACACGGGCGTAGGCGGCAACTCGCAGTTTGTAAAGCTGTGTGTTGGTTAGATGGGTCATAGGGGTGATGGACGGTGGTATCACCGTAACCGTCCGAGCCGCAGTGTTCATGATTTTTGCCTCCTTCTGGCCAGCGACTGTTGCCGAGCCTTTTCTTTCATTTCCGGTGTCCAGCTTTCAGCCCTGGAACGGTCTGTCCAGGTTCGTGTGACCACTGTGCCGCCCAAAAAATGAAAGTGCAATGTGTTGCCGTCATCAGCGATAATTTTTTCAATGCTGCAAGGGTCATCTGTGACCTGCCGCACCAATTCGTCAAGGGTGGCTTCCGGTATCTGCTTGGAAGCGCAGTACTTTTTCCCTTTGGTGTTGAGCGTGGCGCAAATCCAAACAATCCGTGCTGCCGTCGTTTTTCTGCGGAAGTTCTTCCCACATTTTGCACACTGAATTCGACCAGTATAAAAGAAGGATGGCTGTGCGGGAGGTTTTGAACCGTGCCTCTCGGCTCTCCGAATAATCTCTTCCTGCGCTGCCTTCCACTCAGCCAAAGGAATTATGGCCTCATGAGTTCCTACGGCATGGTACATTGCCTTTTGGCCAACATTGGGGACCATTTTCTTTGTGATGTGGCTTTCACAGAAGAACCTTTGCAAGAGCAGATTACCTGTGTAAGCGTAATTCCGCAGAATTTTGGCTATCGTCTGTGGATGCCATTCCTCACCATACCTGGTGGGCTGAATCCCCTCCTCGTTCAGTCTTGCTGCAATGCGGTTTCGCCCCATGCCGTCGAGAAATTCCCGGTAAATGCGGCGCACAAGCTCGGCCTCCTCCGGAATGATACAGTATTTGCCCTCCTGCATTCGGTAGCCAAGCATCCGGCCGTTCCAAGGAATACCCGCTTCAAAGTTTCTTTTAACACGCCATTTCTGGTTCTCACTGACAGAGCGGCTTTCTTCCTGGGCATAGGAAGCCAGAATGGTGAGCATCAATTCACCGTCCGCACTCATGGTGCGGATATTCTGCTCTTCGAAGAACACATCGATGCCCAGGTTCTTCAGCTCCCGGACGGTTTCCAAAAGCGTGACGGTGTTGCGGGCAAAGCGTGAAATGCTTTTTGTAATGACCATATCAATTTTTCCTGCACGGCAGTCCGTCAGCATCTGCTGAAAGCCTTCCCGATCGCTCTTTGTACCGGTCAGTGCTTCGTCGCTGTAAACACCGCAATAGGCCCAGCCAATGTGAGACTGGATCATTTCGCTGTAGTGGCTGATCTGGGCAGAAAGCGAATGGAGCATGGCATTCTTTCCGGAAGAAACACGGGTGTAGGCGCATACTTTCAACGCCTGGGGTTGCATGATTTTCGGGAAATCGACCCGTTTTATAATTCTATCCATGGGTTCACCTCCTTGCGTGTGTCACATATTACCTCTAAACACCCCAGTTATCCAGTGATTTCAGCGGAATATACTACACGAAGATACCCCATATTTCTTGGCGATTGTGGCGTCTATTTTTGCGTACTCTTTCCCGGTGATGATGCCCTGGGACAACATTTGCCGAGCCATTGCCATCGCTGTTTGATAGTTCCAAAGTTTCTCTTCATATTCGCTCATTTGCAAGCCTCCTTTCGACGATACTGTGTATAGCACAAGCGGGAGCAGAAAGTACGACGATTGTTTCCGTAGCTCTCAAACTCTTCGCCGCAGTTCTTGCACACCAGCTTGTAATAAGCCCTGCGGTTCACTTTTTCGGGGTGAGCATTCCACCACGCCATACGGCAGGTATCCGAGCAGAAATACCGTTTTCGGCGATGTGGTGTCTGCTCCAGTTGCTTCAAACAGTTTCGGCAGAGTCCTTGTTGCTCGGCAATATCCTCATATCGGACGGGATGCCTGGTACAAAAGGATTTCACTGTGTTCAGCGGCAGTCCGGTTAGAGTGGATATTTTCTTGTATCCGTAGCCCTGGTGTTGGAGTCCCACGACCCGGTTTCGTTCCATTTCCGTCATAGTAGTGCCTCATTTCTGAGAAATAGCGTTTCTCGCTATACCCAGAGAAAGGCCGCATTTGTCAGGGTGAAATGGGCAAAAAATAACGCCCTCCACGGAAAAATCCGCAGAGGGGTTCCATCAACTTGAAATTGCTGCGCCATCATGATATAATTTTAAAGACGTTGATAGCATAGCACACCATTTTATTCTTAGAGCGTGGCTCTGGAAAGGAGGTAGTGCTATGGACGTTAAGGCCGTTGTCGACTATAAAGTCGTTCTGGCCCTTGGCGTGATTGCCATTGGTACCATCTTCGCTCTGCGAATGGAACCCGATGCAATCAAGGAAGTATCGATTTATGCAATCGGTATTTCCAGGAATCGTGCAATCGCTAGTGGTAGCGGTTGCTAAGTTCCCAGCGTCAGGGCACATAATCTTCGGGTTATGTGCCTTTTCCTTTACGCAGTTCTAAGCTACACTTGTACATATAGGGGGCCGCTCATGAAAAACATATATGAAAAGTGCTTCGACAAACTACTCAAACTGGTTCGAGACAGTAGAGACAATTGCGTTCGGAGAACCGAGGAATTTGCAAAAGCAAAGAATTCCATATTAAATCTGGGTGATGTTCGGTTTATTAGCTATTCCAACATGGTTGGAACAAGTGAGATTCGCGCGGTAAAACTGATCGAGCGACTTGCTGTTTCGTTAATCGAAGCGCGAAAAATTGCGGAATTCTCGTTGTACCCTGTTGACCCGGAGTACAAAGCACTGGATTCACAGGAACAAGCCAAATCCAGGCCATTCCAGATTGTGCTAGAAGAAGACAACAGAAAATATGGGGTTATCTTCTGTGTAACGGACGATGAACCCAAGCACTATTCACGCTTCACAGAGGGCAAGTATGCTGTTGATGGAATCAAATTTATAAAACTCATCGATCCGGACAGAGAGGTATATGATGCCCTCATTCGATGCGTAAATGATTTCAATAAGAGAACGGGGTGCTCCATTGAGCGTGTTACTATTCGTGAGTTCTGGGAGCGGCATTTTGGACGAGACGAGTTCGAGGTTCTGGCTGATTATTTAAATGCATTTAATGAAAAAGCAAAAGAAATCATCGGATTCAGTACTGTAGTAACACCTACAGAAGCCGCATTGCAAAAGTTCAAAGCCAGAACTGGTGAAGTCTTGCGTACTTTTCCATACGCTGATGCAATCCCAGACAGTGTATATCAGCCGCAAATTGATATTATGACTAAAAATTATATTGATCGCGGCCTGTGGAAAGCAATGGTTGGATCAGCTAATTTTGCGGTAAGTTTCATTACATCCGAATGGAATTTCGAGATGTATGAACTTACAGAAAATCTGGATTTGACAAGCATTATATCTGGCTACTTAAAATCAGTAGAGCAGTTAATTTGGACCATCCTTAAATTCCAGACAGGAAAATCATTCAAAATCAGAGCGAAAAATGGTGAGTTAATTGAATACACCACAAATAGCGAAGATGTTATTGATACCACCTTGGGTTCTCTTGAGGGAGTCCTTATCCATAATAGTTGGATGTTTGATGTCAATTATCACGCTAAAACACATATAACAGCGACTATTAAAAACTGGCGTGAAAAGCATAGGAATGGCTTTTTTCATAAGGATAACCTCCAGACAATTGATAGGGTCAAGGAAATCCGCAACCAAACTTTACAGCTATATTTCTTGATTCTCGGTGGATGCTCAATCGGCGATGAGAATTTTATCGAATTAGGAATTGAAACGACTACATAATTACTTATAGTGAGGCTCCTGGTAAGCTGTATAGCAGTGACACCGGAGGGAGCAAAGATGAATTCCCCGAAATTTTAAGCGAAGCCACTAAAACGAACTAATAGAAAAAGCCCATCGAAGAGAAAATGCTCTCCTCGATGGGCTTTCGGTTTACTTATAGGGGATTTTGAGTTTCATGCCGCTGTAGATGACATTGCTTTTCAGTCCGTTCAGGCTGATAAGCTCCTTATAGCGGCTGCCGTTGCCGAGATACTTTTTTGCGATTGCCCAGAGGGTGTCGCCATGTACAACGGTATGGACGCGGTAGTCCTCGACGGGTTTCGTGCCTGCCACGGCAAGTGCAGAGGTCTTGACCGGCGACATGATGGCGTACCTGCCGGATTCATCCTTGTTGATGACGGCGCGGTCGCCGCTGACCTCGACCACATACCAGCGGAGTTTCTTCACCCAGCCGGGAATGGTTTTGCCGCCATAGTAGGTGCTGCCCGTGATGGTCACGAGGTCGCCAACATGAAGTGTGCCAGTGGGCTTGACCGGGTCGGCAGGCTTTACATCACCGCCGAGAGCCGCAGTGACCTTGGATGCCAGATCGCCCATGCGGGCATACATCCAGTTACCGGGGCAGCTCTTGTTGGCAAACCATCTGTGGACAGTCAGAACCATCTCATCCTGCTTTGGGATGTAATTGAGTGTCTTATTCTTATCACCAACCAGAGCAGCTTCGTCTTGCCGTTGCGCCTGCAGATATCGGTGCAAAGCTCGATGAGGCACTTGTACACCATATCCTTGAACGCATACGGCTCAGTGCTGTCACTGGCGCACTCGATTGTGATGGCTCTCTGGTCGTTGGCTGCGGAAGAGGAGCACCAAGAGCGGTTCTTCTCCTCCACATACATCCCAACTCTGCCGTCCACGCCAATGCCGTAGTTGCTGCTTGCCTGCCGGGATGCAGGCAGAAAAATATTGCCCAGAGTTTCCACCGAGCACTGACCCACCACGCAGTGAGGCGTGATGCGGTCAATGTTGTGGGTGCGCTGCCCGGAATGGTTCGGGCTGAGTTTGGTGTAGGACACCAGAGGGCTGTTCGTGTAAGCCATATTATTTGTCCTCCCTTTCCGCACGGTCATGAAGCTGCTCCAGCACGGATTTCAGTTTTTCGGGAATGGGCAGTCCCAGATGCCCCGCATTTTCAATCAGCGAGATGCCCTCGTTGGAGATATAGAAGAAAATCACGGCGGTTCGCAGAACGCTGCCGTTGCCGATGACCTGTGCGTCGATGATGTGTCCGATGCCGACCAGCTCAAAAATTAGGAGCTTTTTGAAAATCCCCTTGAAACCAATCTCACTTGACAGCTTGTGATCCACAATGGCACACATGACACCGGTGATGTAGTCGAGCACGACGAATGCCAGCAGCGCATAAAGCAGGCCGTCGCACCCGCCCATAAACCAACCGAGCCAACCGCCTACTGCCGCAAAGGCTACCTGAATGGTCGTCCAGAATTCTTTCATGTTGTTGTCCTCCTTTGAATGTTGAATTTGCGTATAAAAAAGTGACGCCAAAAAAGCGTCACACTTTTCCGATTGCGTATATGGTGATTTGGTAGTTGCTTGAGCCGGTCGAAACCGGGCGCATCGCATAGAACTTACCGGGACTTGTGGTAGTTGTTCGTGTCTCGCCGTTTCCTCGTTCAACGAAAAAAGCAGCATTGCCGTTGCCGGAGGAGAAGAACACCGTTGGGATGGCTGCGAATGTAAACGGAAACGTCGGGAGCGAAATCAGACCACTTTCATATACCGCACCCCAGGCGGATGTTATGGCAACGGTGAAGTTGTACGCACCCCAACACTCTGCCATGCCGCTCTTCCACTTTCGGAAAGACCAGATTCCGCTGGTTCCTTGCTGTATGACAAAGTCGGCAAGGGATGCTCCGCCCACACGCAGACCACCTGACACACGCATATCTCCCGCCACATCCAACGCAGCCTGCGGATTCGGTGTGTTGATGCCTACCTTCTTTTTCCGCAGTGCAATCAGCGGCGTACCCTGTGGTACAACAAAATACAGATCCAGACTGCTCTGGGAATAGAGCTTGTCTTGAATCTGTAGCTGAAAGTCATAGGAGCTGTTAGCATCCAGGTTGCACAGCTCAAGGTTGGAGTAACTGAATGAGGTGCCGCTCTGGGTAAGTCCGGCAATTATACTGGTAAAGCCGCTATAATCGGCATCACTGGTTTTCTTATACCGATACCGTGCGTAGACCACGCTGTTTTTCTGCGTTCCGTTCACAGATATGGCCGCAATTGAGCCGCTGAACTTGAGCTGCATCTCCGGCTCGATGTCGTTGGTTCGCCGGAGCGTTGCCGAGTACATTTTGGGCGCAGAGTACGGAATGACCGTGATGGTCTTCGTCAGCGTAGCGGTGTAGCCGCGGGAATCAACAACCGTAAGCGTAACTATCACGCTGCCGGACTTGGTGATCTTTCCGAGCGTGATGGCAGAGCCGCTGGAACTGGATGCGGACAGACCGTTGCAGGCTGCTGTGTAGTTTGAGATGGATGCGCCGTTCTTTGCGGTGGCTGTTCCGGGAGTGACCTTCAGCGTCGAGCAGTCTTGAATGAATAGCTGATTGTTCTCTGTAATGCTCTTCGTGACCGCATAGCTATCCTCATAAGTGAAATCGCTGAGAGTCGGTGCGGAGTTTGCCGCCGTAGTCTGCACCGTAGCAGTCTTGCTTGAGGTGCTGCCGATCTGCGTTGAGCCGCTGAAGGAGGAAACGGCAAAGGTGCCGGTGAAGGACTTTATTGAAGCCATCCAATTGAGCAGCGTGGTTCTCTGTGCCGATGACAGGGTGACCGAGCGGTTCGCCGTACCCTTCGTCCATGCAAGCCCGGTAACGGTCAGGAGGGTCGTGTTCCCGCTTTTGATCGCCAGAGAATTGATGTAAGACGGTTCGTACACGGTGACATTGATGGTGATGGTCACTCTGGCATTGTCTGCAGTCACCGTGCTGACACTGTTCACCACTGCGCCGCCCAGCGTTTTCACCGTTGAGCCGCCGGATGTACCATAGACTTGGTTGTACTGCCGCCGTGCCCGCACCTTCACCGTGTAGTTTGTGTTCGGCGAAAGCGAGGACAACGTTACGCTGGCACTGGTGGATGCCGATGTTGAGAATGTCATCCATGTGGAGCCGCCGTTGGTGCTGTACTGCCAGATATCCGCTGTTGAGGTGGAGTTTGCAGAGATTTTAAAGCCGTTTGCGGTGATGCTCGAAACGGAAAAGGTCACGGTGGGTGCAACACGGTCGATGGTGCTCAGCGTCACATTGTAGCTGCCGGAGGGTCCTGTGTACTGACCCCACGGGCTGTTGACACCCCAGTGCCAGTAAATCGGAAGGGTCAGCGTACCGTTGCTGTTGTGGGATACCGTAACCTGCTTGTCCTCCACCAGCCACTTCGTGCCGCTGCCGCTTTGCCCATTGGTAAAGGTGAAGCAGTTCGCACCGGAGGTGGCTGTGCCGATGTAGGAAGTGCCGTTTGTGCCAAAGTCCGACCACGCAATGGAATACTGGGAATAGACATACATACCCAACGCAATGGTGGATGTGTTTGCGACTACGTTCTGGGAAATAACCTTTACATAGATGTACAGGTCAGTCGTCCAGCTGTTGGAGCCGTAATTCGTCCTTTCGGATTTCACCAAATAGGCAGCGCCGCCTGTCATTGCCATAGCCTTACCTCCTTTAGTCCAGAATGACGATATTCAGCCCATCGGACGCTATCGGCATGGGAACGAACTTCGTCTTGCCCACGGTCAAATCGCCGTCCACCGTGGTTTTCTTGGTTTGTGTTTCATCTTTGTTCAGGGTGAAAATCACCTCATCGTTGTAGTAACCGGCAAACTCCGTGTTCGTGATGACTGTTCGCTGGGACGATGCGCTGTTGGACACCTCAATACCGCGCTTGTCGATTTTGACCTCTTGCGTATAGATCTCGTTGGGTGCAGGCGTCCACTTTCGTGGGATCGCACCTTCGGTGATCATAATGTCCGCCAGATAAATGGATGCATTCCGGCAGTAGCAGTAGACGCGCAGCGTGGGGTCGGTCACATCGGTGAGCGTGACGGTAAAATCCGTCCAGTCAAAAGCGGTGCTCTTATTGAAGAGATACGCAGTTTTGTTTCCGTTGTAGGTCACATAGAAATGCCCGGACATGGTCGAGGTTTTCTTGGCGCGAACGGAAACTGTATAAGTGCCGGGAACTACCCCTCGGATGTACTGCGACAGCGAGGAGTAAGCTCCCAGCACAAAGCAGGAGTCGGAAACGGTGTTGTTCTGGGTGTCCGTGGAGGCATCCGTTTTTACGGTGCCGGAATAGCTCCAATCATCCGTGATGCCGTTCAGGCCGGAAGAGTTTTGCACATAGTTGATGCCGCCGATGTACTGCTCCTGCATGGTGACGGACAAGCCTTCCACCGTGTGCTGAAGCTGAGATACTTTGCTTTCGGAGCTTCGCAGCCGCTCTTCCAGTATGCCTTGGTCGTTGGAAACCGACTCCATAGTTTCGGTAAGAGTCGCCACATAGCTGTTCAGCCCATCCACATTCTGCTGGAGATAGGCTGTTTTCTCTGCAAATTCATCGGTCGAAACATAGGCTCGAAGCACAACCTCGCCGCTCTCCAAGTCCCACCAGGACGAGTCATCCTGTGACTGAATGACACCAGCCTTGATGGTGTTCGCCACCAAGGAGCCGGAGGTGATGAAGTCCGCGACGATCTGACCGTCTGCCGTGATGGCAGTTTCATAGGGGCCGTTGTAGCCGTTATGGGAAAAGCCCAAGCCGCCCACATTCCAACGCCAGACATTTACGGCTTCATCAATAGAGGGAGCGTCCAGAATGAGCAGTTCATAGGGCTGTCCGTTTTCCTCGCTGGTGTGAATGACCACATAGCCGCCGCTCTGGCCGGTGATAAGCCCTGTAGCCTTGCCGATGGCGGTTTGGAGCAGTTTCGGAAAGCGTCCCACTGCGGACTCCACCTTATCGACCGTGGACTGCACCTCGGAGATGGTGGTGATCATGCTGGACTTGCTTTGACCGAGAGAAATGCTCTTGTATCGTTCGGCGAGGGTGTCGTACACGGTTTCAATGACCATAGCCGACACGCTGACGCCCAGCAGCGAGTGCCGAATGGTGACGGTATCACAGAGATTGACCCGCGCCAAGAGTGCCGAATACTCCGGCTGTTTCCAGAGCGGCTCAAAGGACACCTTCACCGTAGGGATGGTCGCACCCAGCGGATTTGCTTTGATGTAGCTGTTGGCTTTCGCTCGGAGGGCTTCCTCGGTCACAACTCCGTCAAACTGGTCGGAGAAATCCATGATGAGCGTTTTCGCCCGGACGATCTCCGAGGTCACAATGGGGAGCGTGACCTCCGGCAGCGTGATCACCATTTCGGTGTCCGAGCCTTCCGGCGTGTATATGGCATACGGGAGCAATGCGGTATACACGCCGCTGTTGTCCTCGTCCTGCTCCAAGGCGGTGAGGTTCTTGCCGTATTCAATGACCACGCCGGTCTTCTGCCCACGGTGCGAATGGAACTTTACCGTGAAGTTGTCCCACTCAAACTCGCCGTGCCATTTGGAGAGCATGGAACCTTCCGTGCCACCGAGACAGGCTCGGACACTTTTCGGTTGGGTGACCGAGAATGCTTTCGCATCCGAGTAGTCCGTCCAGCCCGTGAAGCGTGTATCTCCGGCAAGGAGCTGCGAGAGGATAAGCTGCGGAGAGCAGCTCTCCGTCGAAAACGGCAGCACCGGCACATTGGCAAGGTCATACGAAATATGCTGACCGTAGATCGTGACGATGCCGTTTAAGGGTTTCGTGATGCGGTAAATGCGGAATGCCTGGTCGGCGGCGGTGTCGTTGGGTTTTGCCTTGATGATGCACTCCTTGGTGATAAGCCCGTAGTGCTGACCGCTGACCGGGTATTTGAGCAGACACTCAAACACACCGTTTCGCTCTTCGGTGACTTCGCAGAAAACAGTGTCCGTCAGCACACCAAGACCGAATGAGGAAAAGTCCACAGCGTTGGGCAAATAAAGCACCGGGATCATGAAAACCACCTCCTTTCGGGCATAAAAATACCACCGGGGATTTCTCCCTGGTGGTTGAGTATAAATGATTTACTTGTAGCTCGACAAACCGGAATTGGTTTTATAGAGGTCTTTGCATATACACCATATCTACAAGGTGTACACCACACTCATATATCGGGTGATCATAATGATCCGTAAAGAAATTTGGCACGGTATGCGAGCGTACAAAGCCACATTTTTCATAAAAGGGTATCGTCAACGGGCTGTCGCCGGTTCCCACTTGCAGTATCGAAAATTGTCTGTGGTATTTTTCAACAAGAAATTCAATCAGCGCTTTGGCATAGCCTTTTCGCTGAAATGGGGGAACTGTAGCGATATTCTTAATTTCAAGTATTCCATTCCCTTCGTCCGTTACGACACACTCGCATTTCACTCCGTCATCATCAAGAACATACATTTTACCTTTATAGAGATAACGGTCAACCATATCTTCCTGCTCATCCGCCAACAGGAGCAAATCAAGATATTGTTTTTTGTTTTCTGTAACTTCTACAATTCTCATCAATCACACCTGCAAATTCCGACTTGTCGTTCTCATTTAAAAACATTATACCATGCTTTTTTGAATTTTTCTACCGCCTACAATCGGGAGCGACCTTACAGACAGCACCACCTCGGAATGACCTCGATCCGCTGCACATTTCCTGCACAGGCGATGGTGGTCGTTCCTGGCTTCAGCACCGGAAAGCCTTCCCCGGAAAGAATACCGTTTTTGAGAACGGTACCCTTGTAACAGTTCATGCGTTCGCTGTCGATTTCAATGTACTCGTCCACACCGGCAAAGCCCCAGGAGCTTGTGCCCTGACCCTCCGGCTGAACCATGAGCCGAATCAGACCGCTGCCATAGATTTTGATATACGGACGGCTCTCAAAAGCAGTCGGATTGGTAATCGTCAGTTCAGAAGAGTCTG